TTGTTCATCGTTCTTTTTTTCTTCTTCTGGTTTTTCTTCTGTTGTTTCTTGTTCCGTGGATACTGCTTCTTGTTTTTCTTCTGCTACTTCTTCTACATTATCTTCTGGTAAACTTACTTCGGTATCTGGACCTGAAGTATCTAAATCTACCATGACTTCATCTTTTTTTATTTTATTTGCTTCTGGCATAGTTTCCTTCCTATGTTAATATTTGTGCAGGATATCTGTTGGATCCTGGACTGTTGCTAACACTTCGTCTTCATTTAAAAGACGTACTTCCCCACCTTCAATTTCTATTCTTGACCCTGCGTAACGTGCAAAGACAACCCAATCACCAACCTTGCACCATGGACCGTTTGGATATCTATCTTGATCCTTGTAGCATGCATCTCCCATTGCAAGCACGTTTCCGCACTGTGATGCCACTTGTTGTCTGTCTATGGTTTCATTGCCTAGTAAGATTCCGCCTTTTGTTTTTTCATCCATTCTAAATGGCAAAACAAGCATTCTCCAACCAGTTGGTTTTGGTAATTTTGTTTTTTCTGTTGTAACTTCTTTTTTTGGTTCTGATTTTTTTACACCAATTAAATCATTGTTTGGTGTTAATATTGATGACTGTCCCTTCATTTTTCTCCTCTGAGTTTAGCAGGCTAGAAAGTTCCTGACGCACTGATTCCAATGCATTTATCTGACCCAATATATATCTATATTTTTCCATGCTGTCAACGCCAGTTGTTACAACAAGGGTCAAACTATCTAATTGTATATCTATTGCTTTCTGTAATTTATAAATTATTGTTTCTGGACTCATTTATTTTTTTTTAAAACTTTTCTTAATGTTTTTGCTTGAGCAGCATGTGTCTTTGATGCTTTCTGCAAACCTTTCATTACTTTTTTAATTCTAGCACCTCTTAGTTTGCCTTGAACTTGTTTTTTCATTTGTGATCTACCTATCGCCATTTAACACTTCCATCTTCTTCTTGCTTGACGGATACGAGAATTAGGATCATTACGAGTTTTTGCTGACGACCTTTTTAATTGTCCAAGTGATCTTGCGCAGTATGATTTTCTACGGTTAGCAGCTTTTGACCCTTTCTTAACTTTACCCGTCACAGCTGTTTTTAATTTACTTCCAGGGTTAGCCCTTCTATAAGCAGCAACGCCTTTTTTAGTCATTCCTGCTCCAGACTTCGTAGGTCTGTAGTTACCACCTTTGCCGGTAGTTTTTCTAATAGGGTTCTCCCTACTTCTCATTACGTTTTCTTAGCAGTCTTAGCTGATCTTTTTAAAGCTTTATCAGTTACAGTACCTTTACCTGGTCTGCTAGTGCCTCTTTTTTTGGCTCTATTCATGTAGTAGTAAAGACCTTTTTTAACCGTACGTCCGTCTTTAGTTACATGAGTATCTTTTCCTGATCCACCTTTTTTAAAAGGTTTTCTCATCATGCCTCCTCCCATTTTTTTTGTTCTAAATTCGTCTTGTTTTCTTGCTTTGGCCTCATCCATACGTTTTTTACTATCCATGGATCCAATACCCATTCTTTTTACTCTCATCAGTCCACCAATATTAGCTTTTTTTCTGTCACCCATTTTAGCTCCAGCAATTCTATCTGCTTGTGTTGGGTTTGGATTTTTATCTATTCCAGCTTTTACTGAAAGCATTCCAAATTTAGATTTCTTCTTAACGTCTTTTCCTTTTTTATAACTCATTCTCATTTTTTTAAGTCCTTTCCTTTATTAAAGCCAGACTTAGTAACTTTTAAATCGCCTAACTTTTGAGTTGTTTGTCTTAATTTAGTTCTTGCAGGATCAATGTTTTCATCCATTTTTTGAAGAATTTTTTTTGTTTTTCCTTTTGATTTTGCCGTATCTATTTGTAATTCTCTAACCACTTTTTCTAATTTAGATTTAGACGGTTTAAATTTAAAAGGATTAACAACTTCAGTTCCAGTGGTTTTTTGTTTACCACCTTTAATTAAGTTTTTTAACATTTGTTTTCCAAAAAATCCTACAGCCATTATTTTTTCCCGTTTTTAAAAATTTGTGTTCCCTTTATACCATATATGCTCGCAACGACAAGTATCCACAAATTTGTGAACCATGACGGCAGCTGCTGGAACTGTTCAAAGAACTCTTTTATCTTTGCAGACGCAGCCGGATCCTCGCTGAAGACCCCGTACGCAATCACTAATATCGGGAGCGTTAAAACGACCAATACGAATTCGTCTTTCCAGTCCGATTGTCGGGCCTCTAGCAATTTTCCCGAATATTCCAACTCTCCAGAGGCCATCTTTTCTGCATGTTTAGCTTGTGCGTTAGCCATCATCATTTGTGTTTCTTTTTTCTTCTTATAAATGTGCGAACCAGCGTTTACTGCTAATTTTAGTGCACCTAATATTGGAAATGCCATAATAATCTCCTTCTACCTGTTTGGTTTCATTCCTTCAAGAGCAAATCTTGCATCATTTGCTATTTCTTGTTTTTCAAGTGATGTATCAGCACGTAATTCTGCCAATTCTTCGTTTTGATCAAGTTTTTGTTGGTTTAATTGTTGTGCTTGAAGTAATTTTGCTCTTTCAAGCTGTTGTTCTGCTTCATCGTTAACCTTTTTACGTTCATTTTCCATTGCTTTTAGATCAACTTCTCTTGATTTTAGTTTTAGAAGAGGATCAGAGTCAAACTGTGACGTAATTTTCTTCTCTTCTTTCATAAATTCCTCTGTCATCTCAGCGATCAACACTGCTTTTCTTGCTTCTATAGCTTGTGTTACTTGTTGAACCTGTTGTTGGGCCTGTGGATTGACTGCTGCTTGTTCTGCAAGCTGTTGTAGTTGCATCATCTGCTCTCTAAACTCTAATTGTACCTGTTCTGTAGCCATCAAACTAATATGCTCTAATATATTTTTTTGTATTGCACCCATTATTGCAGGATTATTTCTAACCATGTTAGTTGACATAAAATTTAAGTGTGCAGTTATGTGTGCTCTGTGATCTTGACCAGGAAATGCTTGAAAAGGTTTTCCTGCCATTGCATTTATGTGTTCTATACTTGGGTCCATTGGTTGTACTGGTGCAGGTGGCGGTAAAATTCTATCAATATCTTTTATACCTAATGCTTCGTACATTTTTCTAAATGCCATATACAAATTATGTATTTGTGGATTTGACATTGCCATTTGTAACCCAGTTTGTGCTAGTGATATTCTCTGACTCATAGAAAATATGTTTGGATCTGCAACTGGTAGCACATCTATTCTGTCATCAAAATCTGCAACCTTAATATTCTTTTGTCCGCCCACAACATCGTATGGATATTCTGGTGGTAAGTATGTAGCAAAAACTTTAGACAGTAATTTAAATTCTGACTTTAGTGCCACGTATAATCTTTTGTGTATTGCTGACATCACTCTTGAACCACGTTCTAAGAGTGCCACGGTCGTTCCAACAGCTGCGCCTTGGTTCCCGTCACCGACCTGCATGTCAGCAATTGACGCGAATCTTTGTCCTGCTTGAACAACAATTCCCATCAACTGTAGTAAAGTTGCTGAGGGTTCTTTGTAAGGTAAAAATACAAAAGCATCTTTTAAATTACCACCTGGTGTATCTACATCTTTAAATTCACCTGGTTGTATTGGTTGGGCATCATCTTTAACTCTAACACCACGTTGTTTAAATCCGGCTGGTAAGTTTGATAACGTACCTGCATCTAATAATTGACGGAGAGCCGCCGTTGCCGTACGACTCAATCCGCCAATCATGTGTATCAATCCGAATCCATAAAATCCTAGTCCTGGCAGAAATTTGAAATGGACAAAGTATTGGATTTTATTTTTTAACGGATCATTGGGCGCAAAGTTTCGTCTGATTGACAAAACTTTTTGACTACCTTCCTCGATTGTAACGACGTAAGGTAATTTTATTTCTGTTGGTTGACCATCTTCACCAACATCCTCAAAACCTTCTAAGTCTAAATTTACATGACACTCTAACAGCGTATATAAATTTTCTGCTTTTGTAGTTTTAGTTACACCTTCTAACTCACGTTCTTTTTCTGTAACTTTATCTGCATCAGTAACATCAGTTGGTTTTGATAATTCTATGTCTGAGTAAAAACCATTTATTTGTTGTTTACGTAAATCGTTCTCAGATATTTTTATAACGTGGATGACTGATTCCGCATCGTCTAATGAGGTAGCCGTATACGGAACAACCAGGTCATCTGCAGGAACAAACTTTGATACAGCTCGTCCCAGTAAATCGTCGTAATAAACTTTTTTAAATGTAGATCCTGCAAGAGGTAAATGAAATAACATTTGATCAAACTCTGGTTCGTATTCTTTCATTTGATCCATGATTTGATAGTTCATAAAATCTTTTACTCTTTGCGATTGTTGTTCTTTCGCAGGATTTGTTACACCTAAAATTTGTGTTCTAACCGGTCCGTCTGCCGGTAATAATTCTTTGTATGCTTGTGCTTGAAACTGTGTTACCGCTTCTGCAAGAACAGGGTGTGTTGCACCTGATGCACCTTGGAACGGATCGTTTCTGTTGTCGTATTTAAAACCTAAAAGATCTAAACCATTCATGTAAGATCTTTCCCAATCTTTTCTTGATGATTTATAATCTCTGTAATCGTTTCTAAGTTTTGATCCGATAGGATCTAAAGTTTCTTCTGGTAATATATCTGCTAAGTTATCAAAGTGCGAGTTTGGACTTGTTTGGTTTACTGCACTTGGATCAAAATCAATAGTTGCACCACCATCTTCTTCTGGTGTTACTTCTACCGGTCCTTTTTGTTCTTCTTGCTCTACAATCTCGACATCTTGTTCCGGCCCAGGAACTTCTAATTTAGTACGAGTGTTTGGGAGAGCTTTTTCTATTTCTGCCATGTAATCTCCTATAGTTTTCTACCATTTTTATATAATGAAAGCAACCCTTGTGACATAGGTCCTTTTTCTGGTGGTGGTCCTGATGTATCGCCACCTGATAATCCACCACGTGCAAATCTTTCTTGAGTTCCATATAATCCACGTTGCTCCGGTAGATTCATTCTAATCTCTGTTCCTTGACCAGGCTCTAAGGGGCTCATACCCTGTAATTCTAAATATTGATTTAAAAATTCATTACTTGCTGGAAAAGACCTGTCATAAGTTGGTAAAGAAAAATCTATTTTCATATCTTGTTTTGCAGTCATTGGACCAACTCTTCTTCCAACTGGTTTTGCAAGTTTGTTTACTAAAGGTGTAACATCGGGTTTATCTGGAGCGTCTAAAAATTTAGATTTTGCTTTAAATGCACCTTCAAATTCGTCTAATGCTGATTTATAATCCATTTCTCCTGCTGGAGAGGAACTTGTAATTTTGTCTTCTAGATCTTTTCTAAGTTTATTATATTTTTCGCTACCAAAAGCTTTAGCCATTACACTAGCAGGAGCACTCATATCTAATTTTTTATATGAATCATAATCAATAATGCTTTGAGCATATTCTTTTGCAGCTGGTGATAGTTGCACATTTGATTTTAATAAATTTTTTGCTCTAGCTGCATTTGCATCTAAATTTAAAAGATTACCAAAAAGAAAATTTTCTGCAGCTGCAACGTTAAAAGGTTTCTTTTTTCTAAAAACATCATCTGCTACAAGTCCTGTTTCTACTACAGCTGTAGCATATGCTGCCGGCTTTCCTATTAAATTTTCTAATTTTAATAATTCTTTTGGACTTAAATTTTGTTTTAAAAATTGACCACCTGTTGTAAGTATTTTTTTTATTAAACTTACCTTTGCTGGTGATTCATTTGCAATACCTTTTTGTAAAGCTTCGTTTAAATAATTTTTAGCTTTGGCTTGACAAGCAGTGCTTCCAAATTCAAAACCAATACGACCACCGTCAGCTGAGTTTGGTGCACATTTAGGATCTAATGTTCCTGCTAGTTGATCTAAAAAGACTTGAAGATTTTTTTGTAAAGGACGTACCTCTCTACCAATTTTTGCCGTTGAAGTTAATTTTTTAAAAAAATTTTCAGGACTTAATTCTTCTCCCACTAACACATCTCTAACTCCTGATTGTATACCACCTATTTTATTTATTTTTTTTTCAAAATTATTGATTATTTTATCAACATCTTTTTCTGTAACACCTGCTTTATCTAATTCTTTTAATGTTTCA